AGCGGGTCCACATTGGTTTCGACATTAACTTTAATTTCAAAAGCTTTGCCAATTAAAGTAGAGTACGCGTTAGCTAAGTCTTTCAATTCTATAAGTTGATTTAATTTACTCACAATCGCTTACCTCCATAATTTGAGCATAATTTGCTTACGAATTGGTTAATACTGTTTTGTTGCCAATTCGGTTTTTTACTACGCGTTTCGGTATATGGCAAATAACCAACCTTACCGGTAGTTCCACTTAGTATAATGGTTCCTTGCGTAGCTGTTGTATAGCCGGCATAAATACCGTTCATTTTAAGGTTGCCGGGCATAGGCGAATACATATTAGTTCCGGGCTTGCCGACAGCTCCGGGAAAACTTCTAACCGGTGCATTTTCTTTTAAGATAAATAACAACTCTTGCATAGCTACTTCGAGTGTTAGCTTCATATTAACCTAGGTATAACATAAACTCTCTAACTCTTTTATAAGAGCCAATAGAACGATTTTTAACAACCATAGATTGAATATTAAGAACTTTATAATCGGTTCCGTCTACTATCGCTTGCGTTGAATAAGCACGCGTCTTGTATTTACTTAAATCTTTGCTTGTTGCAATCGTATAAGCTTGGCCTCCGCTAGCAATTCCGCCACCGGCAAAATTTGCGTCGAAGGTTTGAGTTGTTACTTCTCTTGCGTCGAAAGTTTCTAAAACTGCTCCGGTTTTAGAGTCTTTTAATTCTACGGTTAAATCGTAGTTAAAATTAAAGCTTGTATTGCTATACATTAACTATCTTCCCGCAAATAGAATATTAGGCTTTGTCGAGCCTAAAATATTTATTATTGTAGGTGCTAGGACTTTTTCTATTATATCGGCCGTTTCCTTAACATCTACACCGTTAACGGTTTTAATTACACCGTTAAACAACTCAATATTACCACTATTGATTAAATATTTTGCTTGTGTTATTAAAGCTCGTTTAATAGGCTTTTCTAACTCGCTTCTATATTTCTCAATTATGGCATTCTTAATCTTTCTATCGCCCGTCGAATAGATTAAGAAGTCAAAAATATGTGAGTGTACTGTATCTAAGAAGTTAGATACTTTTTCGTTTGTTTGGCCTTCGATTTCCTTGTCTAGGTCCAAACCTCCGTAATTTTTACAATCTTCGCTATTTATAGTTACCGGCAAATCGTCATATAAAATACTTACTGTTTGCATAGTTCCTCCTATAACCAAGGTTTTAAGATTTTTTCAGCCTCGACACTTTCTAAACGAGAGCGTTTTTCCGCTCCGGTTAATGTAGCGCCTAAACCAACTTCGCCCATTTCACGCTTATTGTATTTAATATTTTTCATAGCTCCAAGCGTGCCTAGTATCTTCATTTGGTCGTCGCTACGAGTGTTTAAGTCTTTATTTAATAAAGCTAACGCGTTCTCAACTTGCGCGTCCATAACATCGCTAGGAACGATAGGGTTTTCGCGTGTAGCCGGTCTAAAACACTCTTTACGAGGGAATTGTAAATCTTGGTCCTTATTTAATGGTGCGCCTTGTAAAACAAGAGCGTCAATTTGATAAACGGAGGCTCTTAAATAAGCTTCTTTATCTCTATCAGTAAGAACGCCCCAAACTACCGCCAAATCGTCATACTCGGGGTAGTTATTAGCAACATACTCGTCGGCATATTCTAGCGTTACATAACTATCTACATTAAGTTTGAGCATAATTCCTCCTATAAGTCGCCACGGCCGGAGTCGAACCGGCCATAAGCCAAAACTCCGGCTTTTCCAATAGTGGTGGCGATAAAAATAAGCCAACTAAAAAATTGGCTTATTTACTAATTATTTATTTTCGTCGTTAACATTTTCGTCAGCTACGCCCTCGTTGTTAACTTCTTCGTTATTTTCTTCTTTAACTTCTTCGTTAACTTCGGTTTTTTCGAGCTTTTTAGCTTTCTTTTTGTTTTCAACTTCAATAGCAACACCTTTTGCTATTAGTTCCGCTCCACGTTCGTCGGTTACTTTGCGGGTAGGGTTTTTATCGCCTACCCTATAAATAACCTTAGTTTCACGGTCGGTATAATCTCTAATAGTTTTAACTATCATAGTTATTCCTCCAATTTAATTTAGACTAAGCTTCGTCCGGTGTATCGCCCTCGTCGTTAGATGTACCGCCACCTTCGTTCGGTGTAACGGTTTCTTTCATATGTAAGTAAATACCGGCTACTTTATTTTCATATACGAAAATATCGTGGTAAATACGGTATTGGAACTTGTGAGCGTCTGCGTCTTGGTTTTTATTAGCTCCGGTGCCTTCGTCGCCGTCAGCAAGGAAGATTCTAAGTTTTGTATGCTTAGCTGTTGCTTCAACTGCGCTAGGGTGTACAATCATAAAGTTAATATCAACCGCTCCGCTTGCTTTCTCAATTTCTTTTGTAGTGGTATTGTATTGAGATTTTGTGAAGAAACGGCTAGCTGGAACTTTAACGATTTTAGCGAAGTTTTCCATAACTTGTTTAGACTTAATTGTATCTAAGTCTTGTACTAAGCCAAGAAGTGTAGAAGTGATGTAAAGTATTCTACCTTCGCCCGGTACTTCGTCTTCGTCCATTTTAGTCATACCGGCTCTAATAGCGCCAATTACGCTAACTCCGTCGCTTAATGTTGCTCCGGTAGCAACTTTTGAGATTCCGGTTGTAGAAGCAAGTTTAGCAAAACGGTAAGTATCGATTTGAGGAACTACCTTTGTTCTAATAAATTCGCTTACAGCTTTACCGAAAGTCATATTTAAAGTTTCCTCGTCGTCCATAGCGTCTACGCTAAATTCTCTACCTCTATCTTGTGTAAGCTCCCAAGATTCCCAAGAAGCTTGTACATCGCCGGCTGTGAAACCGCTGTTACGGCTGTATTCGCCAAGAGAAGGCAATACAAGTTTTAAGATTTTAACTGTTTTAGTGTTATCAAATTTAACCTTTGAATTTTCAAGGTCAATAGTTACCGATTCCTTTTTGTAGATTTCGTCTAACAAAGGTTGGTATTTTTGAGCAAGTGCTATACTATTCATATAATTATTTCCTCCGTTATGAATAAATTTTATTTATTTTCTACCGGGCCAAGTCCAAAACTCTCACGCAACGCATTATCGGCGTCGTGTGGTTTGTCTAGGTTGTTATGATTTTGAGGGTTTGGCGTGGTAGGTGTAGTTCCCTCAAACAAATAAGCGTCGCTTTTCTTTAATGCTGTTATTTGGTCTTCTAAGCCTTCGATAGTATATTCGCCGTTAACTTCTTTATAAACAAGCTTAGACTTGTCAATAACTCCATTTAAAGCGTTTATATTCTTAGGTTTATAGCTTGCTAACGCATTATCGTAAGCGTGCTTTTGAGATTGTGCTGTTAATTTCGCTTCGTAGTCGGCGATTGATTGCTTGTTGCTTTCTTGTAGCTCTTTAATTTGAGCCGTAAGAGCTTCGTTATCTTTCGCTTTTGTAGAAAGGTCCTTTAATTGCACATCTCTTTCGTCAAGTAGTTTTTTAAGCTCGGCTTTATCGTTATCGTACACGGCCTTAGGTATTAGTTTTTCCTTGCCGGCGCTAATCTTATAATCGCCCAACTTTTCGTCTACTTGTTTAATTAGGTCGTCGCCTAATTTTTCGTTAAGCTCTTTTAATGTTTCTTCGCTTAACAAGTTGGTTAAAAACTTCATAATTCCTCCTTGCCTTGGTGTGGCGGTAGGCTCCGCCGTGAAGTATTTATTAAGTTTGCTATTTATGGCATAACTACCTTGTCAGTTTAACGACATAACGGTCGATAACAAGATAACCGGTGCTTTACCTCGTTAATGGTATAAAAAAGGGAAGTTCTTTCGAATTTCCCTAGATTATCATATTAAGTTATTGTTTAGCCCGGGTTAGACGAGCTATACAAATCGCATTGTGTCATTTTCTTAAATTGCTCTTTGTCGATAGTTTTATTTAATCGAGAGCAATAGAAAACCTTTTTTTTAAGTCGTTTAGACTCGATTTTGCTTCTTAATTTGTCAAAATAGATACAACTTTCGCAAATTTTCACTTTCTTTTACCTCCAAACAAATCATTAAAGAAGTTTTCCACATATTTCGGCAACTCTCGGCCGGTATCATAAGCAACAAAGCACTCCGCAAAGCACTCTCGCTCGTTTTCTAGGCAATAATAACTAAGATTGTGTATATCTTTTGTAGATTTTAACTTACTATATACCTCAAATTGCCAAGTCCAACGGCGTTTTTCCGCTATTTCTAGCTCTTTCGCCGTCTTGGTAGGGTCGCGCCTAAAAGAAGAACCGTTAGGCCCAAGCCCAAATAATTGGTTATGCACTAGGTGTCCGCACTCGTGTATAACAGTTTCTTCTATCTTACCACTTTCGCTCGCAAAAGTCCACCTCTTATAATTTAATTGCTCTTGCAATCTATTTATGGCATTATCTACCTTTCGTTTGTTTCGTAAGTATAGGTTAGGGTCGTTTTTCTTTAAGGTTTCATAATAAGCTAAATCTCGCTTAGCTCTTTCGTCTATTGGAACGCCCGGAACTTGCTTAGCGTTAAAATGTTTATAATTTAATTCTATAACATTATAAGTCGCCGAAGCGTTGGCCGTTCCTCGGCCGGTTGTTTTAAGTTCCGCCACCTCAATACCGTATTGTTGAGATATTCTTTTTAAGGTTGCCGTAGTAGCGTTAAGATTGTCTAAGCTAGTTATCTTGGAAACATCTACCTTTTTAATAAAACTCTTTAATTCGGTTTCTATTGCGTGGAAGTTAGTTTTATTAACATAAGCCTTCGGTTCCTTAATAATTTTATAAGAACCTTTCGGCTTGCGTTTTGTTTGTGCTAATTGGTCGCTATTAAGCGATTGATATGTTTTACTATTTCCTCTTTTGGCGCGCCTAAACGCTCCAAGGGTAGAGTATGGCATATCGTTACCAAGCTTCGCCTTTAAACGGTTGTATTCGTTTAATTCATTACGCCATTGTCTTAATGTGGCTTGGTCTTGGTTGTATTTCTTTATAACAATATCGTTTTTAGACGGCGGTTGGAAGTTGTTGCTCTCGGTTATAAGCTGTTTTAATTCCGTTTCGCTTTGCATTTGCTCCACAAACGGTATAAACTCGTGCCTACAATTCGGGTGCATTATATTATAACCTTTCTTTAACGCCGTATCATAAAGCGACGGGAAGCGCTTATCGTTACCCGATATACTGTAAACCTTGCCTTCGTACATACGGCAATAAGCACAACAACCGGGCATTGTGGTACAACGCACAAGGTCTATGTTAAGCCTTCTACATCTATCGAAAGAACCGGTATTAGACGATTCTATACGAGATGTTCTAGCCAACATTTGAGCGTAAGCGTCTAGTGGCATTTTAGCGCCGTTTGAATATTCGACTATCATACTCGAATTTTCCTTGCTAAGTGTTTCTTTAATGATTTCCTTAACATTTCCTACGG